TTTTGAGGGGGCTTTCCATACTAATTGTTTCTCTGTACTACTAAGAGACATCCATTCTTCGTTAGCAGTGGAATAGTCTTTAATCGCAATGCCATCCTTAATTGCTTGTATCACAGGCATAAGGTCAACAATCATATCCTCATACTCGTCTTGCTTAGACTTTTCAGTCCGTAGCATTGCAGACTCAGCATCATCATCTGCCGTAGGTATACCTGCAATAGACTGCAAAGCGTAACGTCTTGCGTAAGTTATTGCTGAACCTGCAGCTTGCGGATCACGTTTAACCAAGGGCAAACTATAACTATTCTCCATCCACTCACCAGATGTATGCATGAGCCTAGTAACGACTCCTACACCATGCTCGTTTGAGATAGGGAACTGTGTATAGCTTAGACCATTCTTAGCGAATGGCTCTTTGATAGCTTTAATGACGGATGTTAAGTCCGCATAGCTAGACTTGAAAAATGGGTTTGACGATTCTTTGACCGCTCCACCCATCTCAGATTGTGCCTTACATAATGCTTCAGCAAGGGCTTTGATTGACTCACTAGACTTCATATTATTTCCTCCTATGGAAGAAACAATATACCTTATTGCTGTTTATGAATCAACAGAATTGATTAGTATTGCCAAGTAACTGGCGTAGTCTCACGGATATCAACGTGTATGAATGTCTTAGCTACGCCCACCCCGGTAAACCCCAACCGCATAGCTTCACGCACAAGAATATAACGCTCTGCACCACCAGATACGGATATGTCTGCAGCAATGCCTTGGGCATGAGTACCAGGTGTAGACTTACGGGCTTCTATGGGATGGCTCGGATCACGATAGCCAGATGTAATGTGAAACGAGAAACCACAGGCTTCACGCAACTCATCAAGCTTGTGAATAAACTCTTCGTTCATATCGTTGTTGCCAGTGCATTGGCAGTCAAACTCTTCTATCTTAAAATACTTAAATGTCATTTCTTTAGACTCGCTAGTTTGCTAACACCCTTAATCCCAAAGCTACTAGAAATAGCTATGAACAATAAATACTGATACCACTCAGGCAGTTGAGCTAAAGCCTGAAAGCCGTCTTCAACCCGAATAACAATCTCTGGATCGCCAACAACTATGGAATAGCCGATCATGAAAATTGGTATCGACAAAACGATTGTCCAAAATTCATCACGCCAAGAATTTTGAGTAGCATCAACAGCTTTAGATTCCCACTCAGCATCGTTCTCAATTACTTTTAGTTTAGCTTTATGCTTTGCTTGCTTCTCTTCTGCTTTATTCTTTAAGTACCCACCAGCTATGTTAGCAATCGGGCCTATTAAGTGCTGTAACATAATATTCTCCTACTTTAACGGCATTGATAGTGCATCCATGCCAAGCCAGATATCATCAAGTTCTTTCATGATTACTTTAATTCTGTCATCAGTATCCCCTAAACTTTCACTAATTAGCTCTGCTTTCTTTACAGTAGCTTTGATTGTTTCTATGTCTTTCTCTAGCCTAGATACGTCTGTAGTTACCTCTAACAGCTTTTCTTGTTGCGCTGATATTGTCACTAGGTTTGTGCCTAAAGTCGCTAATTTCGCGCTTAGATGGCTTATGTCGTTATCGTCTAATTGTTGCTCTATAAGTTGTATAGACTCGTGTAAAGGAGCAACATCAGGAACGGATACGGATTCTACCGTTTCTAGCCGAGAATACAAGCTTGATGCAGTCCAGACTCCTCCACCAATGGTCGAGCCTATTGCCACCACGACCATTATCCACGCTCCCTTAAATGTCTGACCGCCTATCTTTAATTCACTATCTTCAATCATTGTTCGCAATCCATATTAATAAAGCAATCATAACCTAGTGCAATAGGTGATGTGCGATAAAACTCAGACTCTGCACCTACCGCCAAGATGTCTGCCTCGCTATAGTATAAGTCTAAACCAAAAGCATCGTTACCATTTAAGTATACAGCAGTCAGGTTTCTGGTTGTGTTGTAGCCCATCGCCACCCATTGCTGATTAGAATCATAGAAGATATTAACGTCAGAGGATGTAGTGTTCTTGTCTTCTATAGACTGCTGAAGATATTCTGCCGCTTCACTCTGAGCTACGGCTAGGTACGCAGCAGCTTCATTAGCTGAAGATTCTATATTATCCACGGTATCATTAAAAAGCTGTACGTCTTCTTGATCTATTGTAAGCATTTCTTGGTTTTGCTGTACAAACGTCTGCACCTCTTCTTCTTGCTTAGGGGTGCTTGCCTCTGCAGCTTTCTCTGCTACTTGCTGTACTGACACTAACTCAACTGTCACTTCGACAAAAGTATCAATGTGGGTTTCCATCTCGGCTAGGGAATCCATCGCCATATTTTCTAGCACCTGTTTTACGGGCGCGCCATAAGGCTGATAGTTGTTACTAAAGTTAGACAGTGCAGAGTTATAAGCATCTACTTGCTCTGCGCTAATATGACCTGTACTGGAAAGCGTACCGTCAGATAAACCGCTACCCTGATGGGCGTACTCTGTAGCAGCACCTACTAGTTTTATAGAAGTGTCGATCTGACTAACTATACTACTACTTGAGTCTATTAACTGATCTAAGCTATTGCTTTGTGCTACGGAACTTATCGCTAATAGACATACTATCTTCTTCCACATCTTCACTTACCTCACCTATCTGGAGAATACCGTCATAATATTTACGGTTTTCCTTGTAATCAGGAATATATAATTCTGGCTTCTGCTTTATTAGCATCAACCCCCTTTTCCCCGCTACTAATCTCCCATTGGATATGAAAGGGCATGGTGAACCCGCCAACAACATACTCTTAAACACCTCTGTCGATTGGCACAACATAGACACTGCCGCCACTTTTAACTGGAGGGCAGAAAGCATTCTTGCATATTTTAATCTAGTGCAATCAACGTCTAAGGTGTAACCGCCTGAGCTAAACCCAATAGCAACTGTCTGCACTGAACCTGCTGTTCCTTTTAAGCAAGTGTCAGAACCATTAGACATAAAGGTTGGGCTTATTGCAGAGCCAACTGGAATCTCACTAGCCGCCCCGGCTCCATTGTAGGTATTTTCTGTTGTAGAAGATGTATCTGTTGTTGTGTTGTTGCTGTTTGCTACGCTGTTCTCGCCATGATAATTATTTAGACTGCCTTGCTCGTTTGCTAAAGCAGTTGATCCAAGTATCCATAGGATAGCCATGAGATAGCCATGCGATAGCCGTGAGATACCGATATCCATTACTGTTTAGACTCTAATAGCTCTCTTATGTGAATAATGTTTTCATCCATACGGGCCAGTCTTACTTCATGGTCGCGCTGTCTTGTGTCTAAGCCCATTACTATAGAACTAATGTCATCAATGTCTTTGGCATTTTGCTCTACGCCAACCTCAACTTCAGTAAATGCACCAGTTACTGTTACTGCCTGTACAGCAAGCAATAAAAATAAAGTTATTGGTACGTTTCTGCTTAAATGCCAATCTTCCATATTATCCTCATGCAACTTGATAAGTTATTACACCTATTAGGTGTGCATCACTAAATGTATTGTTAATGTCATCTTTTGTTAAATTATTGTAACCATCACCATGCGCGATTTTTATTGTTGCCGTGCTAGGTTCAACAGACAATCTAAAATGCGTACCTACTGCAAAATTAGTCCAATCAATCCTTTTACAAAACCCAATACCATCCACTAGAGAACTGTATGGCAAGCCACTGATAACTAATTCATCAGTACCGCTTCCTGTCATAGCTGTTAAATCCATATTAGTAAATTTAAAAAATATATGACAGATATCACCAATTCTTACAACACGAGCATAATCGTTAGTTAAAGTGACTCCAAGATTAATTTGAGGAGTCCAAGTCCCAACAACATATTCTGTCAGATTTGTATCACCTAAATTAAGACTAGATGCAGTAATATCACCAGTTATAGAAGCATTGCCAGTTACAGATACGTTGCCAGATATTGACGGGTTAGTAAGAGTACCGCCTGATGCTTGCGCTTTAACAGTATCAAGTTGTTCTAGTGCTGTCTGTGCGTTTGTAGCAGTAATATTACCAGATGGCGTTACAGTAGTAGCCTGTGCTGTATTGCCAAGACTAACTACAATTGGTGTACTACTAATACCAACGGAAGTGGTATTGCCTGTAATTGATAGCTTAGTGATAGCCATTACCGTGTAACCTCACGAGTTACTTTAGCCTTGCCTTGCAGTATTCTAGTTACAGTATCATTGCCTGTATGAAATATTTCTACATCATAAACATACTTACCTGATGTTATATCGTCAGTAGTAGTATGAGCCATTTCCAACTTAACAGTGCTATCAGTAATAGATGCTGTAAAATTATGCACTGTGCCTGATTCATAATTAGGGCGCATAGATGCTCTAGCTGTATAACCAGTTAGAACCATGGGAGAGCCATCCTCTTCTATCGCAATAGAGATTTCAAAGTCTGAACCCTGATCAATTACTAAATCGTACTGTGCTGCTGGCATATTATTCTCCGAACTGAATATACAGATTATATCATTATATGGCTTTCGACATTTACATTGTTGATATGATAAATGCCAACAATTCAGTATAACGAACCGACCTAGTAGTCACTTCAGTTGCACTATCAGGCGCATTTTCTTCAGACTCGTATGTAGTGCGCTCTACAAATTCAGGAATAGTTCTAGTTTGAGTCATATCGTTCTCATCCTGATACTCTTCTTCTTGTGCCGGGATTGTCTCTTCTTTCCACCAATAAGTATCTTGGCAGAACATACCATAACGAGAAGCATCAAGCCCCTCAGCAGTAAAAGCATCTTCTAGCTCTTGAGCAATAATACCAATATGGATGCGAGCATCATCACCTTTCTCTTCAACAGAGCTAATCAATCGATATTTACGGATTAGGCTTTTACAGGCTTGTGCTACTCTTTGCTCTGCATCTGTTAGCTCTTCGATATCTTGTTTAAGACTTCTATCAGAGCCAGTGGTAACGCCATTAGTTATGTAAGCATCATCAAACCTAGCAGAAGCACTTCCAAGAGCAACAGCGTTGTCATAGTTTTGCCCAGTATATTGACATGGAGTTATTGCGTTAAAATTAAAAGCAAGACCTGCTGACCCTGAACCATGTCTTGCATTATGCAAATACATATATCCATTAGATGAAGCGGCATTACTTCCTATGTAACCTATGCTAGGAGTGTAATACTGATGACCAGCAGAAAGTTTAAGTTGAACACCATAAGTGCTAGTAGAAGGGTTATACAATTGAACGCTATTGTTTGTAAAAGAACCATTTGATGTGATTGTTCTGTTAAAAATGTTTTCATTAACTTTAAACTGTGTATTGTAACTACCAATGAGAGCCCTTAAGTCTCTATTTTGCGTGTTAGTTCCTGCAAAAAACTGAAAGCTATTACCATAGTTGTAAATTCCTCCACCATTAGCCAACATATTAATAAATAAGTCATCTTGGGATATAAGACATTGTGCGTATGTAGAAAATTTCAATGAGCCATTGTTTGGTATAGTTGTTGTAACCGGGTTTAGATTAGTTACAGTTAATCCACTAGAACTATGCTCTGATATAGTATTGCCACCAATTTTAGTGTATATCCTTGTTTGCCCAGAAATTATCCCATCATAACCAGAGGCATTCATCTCTATGCGACCATTTTCAAAAGTAATCTTATTAGTGCCAGAAAAATTGATAGTAGATGTAACGTCAGCAGCATTATTAAAATCTGTTCGCATTGTCTCAAAGCCGCCAACAGTTGTGCCGTCATGCACATGAACGCTTTTATTAGTAGTGTTGACAGAAAGCTCGCCATCTAATCCAGTGAAGGTATTGTGGTTAGAATCTGTGCCTCTTCTTCTCTTTAACGCTGTAGTCATTTTTTACCTCGGCTCATCGGGAATATTTACATTCATCATGTCAGTTTCATTTTCATAGGTATCTGGCAAATCTCTTAATTGTTGCCTATATTCAGAATATCTTTGTTTTAATTCGTTAGATATAGGTGAATCAGGCATTTGTGTCCAATCACTTTCTTGCAAATATTTATCGCGCAATTCTCTTAATTCATTGCGAAATAATTGTCTTTTGTCAGCATCTGTCATCTCGTCATCATCTAAATCTAAATCAGATATAACGCCATTAATTATTTGTTTATTTGGCTCACTGCAATATCCCTCAACTATAAACTCACCATCTTCAGGGATACTGTCAAACACCTCTTCTTGGCACATACCTGTACGCAATATACGACCGCTTGCATTATGTACAATATACGTTTTCATTTTTTTAGCTCCAATGCTCTGAATACAGTATCTTTAATAACGATTGTTCCATCATCACTATCACGAGTTGGTCTGTTTAACTGTAGCTGGCTGTAACGAATTTTATATGTTTGACTTCCAGCAGGAGGGTTAGGGTCAACATATGTATAATCGATTCTACAAGTACTTCGATCTAATGCATTGTCTCTATGGGATGTTGAATTATATAAATTAAAATCTGCTCCCCTTAGTCCATTACGCGTATCAACAATAGATTGGGCAATTACAGTTGTTCCTCGCATGACTTCTAAAAAGGCATATTGTGAGGTATCTGAATTTCTTGCAAAACCAACCTTAACTGCAGATATAAATTTAGTGTGAAAATCTAAAAATATAGGCGAACCCGCAACAACACTTAAAGTTACAGATGCTAAATCTTGCGTGAATCTTTGACCGCCTACAATAAATGTAGAGTAATTATGACCGCTATAACTAAAATAACCTCTTCCTATACCATTCCAATTATTAATCTTAAATTTCTGCGAGGTCGCAGTTAAGCTATGAGCAGAAACAGTTACAGCATTGTTAGCAATCTTAATTGTATCAACTTCGAGATTACCAATTTTTGCGCTAGTAATTACGGCATTGCCTATCTTGGCATTTGTTATAGCACCATTAGCTATTTTAGCGTTTGTAATAACACCATCAGTAATTTGAGCAGCTGTCGTAATTACACCAGAAGCAGCTATCAGACCAGCAGTTATTTGGTTAGCACCAATATCGCCTGCCTGTATTGTTCCTGCTGCAATGTGACTACTAGTGATAATCCCAGAATCAATTGCATCAGCAGTAATTGCTCCTGCAGCTAACGCTCCTGTTGTAACAGAGTCTGCGGCTAGTTCAGAAGCAGTGATTGCATTAGCAGCAATATTGCTAGCAGTAATAGTGTTAGCAGCTATCTTTACAGAGGTAATAGCGTTGGCAGCTATGGTATTTGATGTAACAGCATTTGCAGCAATCTTATCCGCGGTAATTGCATCAGCAGCTATCTTCGCGGCAGTAATTGCCCCTGCATCGATCTTATTAGCAGTTACAGCATTTGCGTCTATCTTAGCAGCAGTAACCGCATTACTCGCTATCTTATCTGCTTGTATAGCACCATCGACAATTAGTTCTGCGGTAGCCGCCTCTTCTAATCGCAAGTCTTGACAGTAATAGTGACCAACAAATCCATTGCCATCCTGTAAATCAGCACTGCTACGATAATTCAGCAACACTATAGGCTTCATATATACAGCAGTCGCTTCAAACTCATGATCTGTACCATTGCCAAACTGATAACTATAATCTATCCAAGCCGTGCTGCTTGGCGTATGCGCTGCAAGTAAATATCTCCACTGAGTTCCCCCGTTAGGGTTGACAATATTTACGCCATCTTTTGTGAATAAACCTACACCTAAATAAATTCTACCATTTGTGCCGCCATCTCCTTTTTTGATCTTAGCGTGTACTCGGTAAGTTTTGTTATGATCAAATGGTATTAACTCTGCGCTATTTACCCAAGCTCTATTGCCAACTTTGTTCGTTAATGCATACTTACCAACTTGAGGGACAACAAGCTCGTAAAACTGAGAAGTTGAGTCATTAAAATAATCAATCCATGATGCAGGATCATTGAACAAAGGATCGTTATTTAACGCAGAGCCTGCCCCGGATAATACCATCTTACTAGCAGTAATAGTGTTTGCGTCTATCTTATCGCCCGTTATCGCACCTG